CCCTAAGGTAGCGAAAAACACACACGAATGGCGCCCCGTTCTTGTTTGCCTCCCAAAAAAAAGAGGGATAAGGTTTAAACCCTATCCCTCTGATTCGATAAAACTGAAATTACATCAAGTTATCAACTTTAACTTTTCTGTAATATACATTGTTTCCTGATCCAGCGGTTACGAATGGATTATCAACCATACCGTATCGGGTTTTGAAGCCAATTTTCGGTTGGAAGGTTTGTTCACCCATCGCACGAACCATCTGCAAAGGAACATATGGACAATAGAACATTCCTGCATCATAAGGAGAAGATCCCTTATAACCAATAACGTACATTTGACCAACTGCTGAACCGTAATAAGGATCAACATGAACTTTCATACCATTGAAAGTACCTACATAGGTATTTCCAGAAGTATCAGGATCAATACCGTGACCAGTTTCCAACATACCAGACATAGATAGTGCAGAAGCAATATCAGCAGAACAAATCATAACATTACCTTTTCCACGTTTCGTGTCAAAAGCAATCTCATTACGATCTCGTTCAATCTGGAACATTAGACCTTTGAATTTTTCAACTGACCATCGACCGTTAGAGTCGGTGTCCAAATCGAAAGTACCTGCGGTAGACGTACCAGTAGATGCACCAACTTTAGCATTTACATAGATACGACGGATAACTTCACGGTTGATTTCAGCAAGAATCTCTGTAGAGAGAATGTTTGCCAATTCCGTTTCAGCATCCAAACCATGTACGGCTTTAAGATCCTGTGCTAATTCCGTTGAATACTCAGCTTTGAGTGCTCTGGATTTAGCAGTAACAGAAGTTTGGTCAATAGTGAATGCCATTTCTGCGAAATAATTCCCAGATGCATCACCAAGTGCTTCAGCAACTGATGTTGCCATTGGTTCACCAGTCGTCCAAGTACCACCAAACGGATTAGTACCACTAGCTAGAGGTACATGAGCCGGAGAAGCAGCACCAGATACATCGGTATCAGCTTCGTTATGAAGTGCTTCCGTCGATCTGTCAGCATAAGTAGCCTTCATTGCGAAAATGAGTCCAGTAGGTCCAGACATAGGCTGAACACCACAAACATCATATGCAAGCAGTTTAGGCATTGCTCTACGAACTAGAGAAATTAAAATTGGATCCCAAGTATCAACTTTTCCGTCACCGGGAGTTGAAGATGAAGCACCCATTGAGTTAAGTGGAGCTGCTTCTTTAAGAAACGTCTCCTGATTTTCCAACAATCGCAATGTTACATCACGCCTATATGGATCTTTGATCTCAGGAAGGTCGGAATGTTCCATTACGGGTTGCCATTTGTCTTTAATATCTTCAGCAAGATACATTGTAATACTCCTTTAAAATTGATTAATTAATTAAGTTAAACTTCACTCATTCCATAAATTTATTTGTGTGACGTACTGATTGCTTTCATAATACCATCCATGTAACTATTTTCACTTGTTCCATCTACAACTGGATTATTGGTACCGGCAGTTTTTTTGTTATCAGTTACTACTTTGTTTTCTGATTTGAAATAACTATTTTTAATAACATTGAGCTTCTCTGCATACTGTTCATCAGTATTGTAGTCCACATCTTCTGTTAGTTCAATAAATTTTTCAACATCAGTATCAACCATTCCCTCTGAGACTGTTTTGAAAATATCTTTAGCTTTATATGTATTTAACTCTTTCACGGTATCCATGTGCTTAGAAGTTTGTTCGTCAAGTTTTTCTTCCAACTCGGCTACTTCAACTACAAGATTTTCAAATACGTCTTCCTTCTCGTCTGGAACATCAATATAATGTTCTTCAAACAATTTTTTCAAACCAGAAATAAAACTTTCTGTGATTTCGTTACGAACTCCTGTATCAACAGCAAGCTTATTTTCTTCCATCCATTCTTTAACAGCATAGTTAAGATAATTATCCATGCTCTCTGTCATCTCTGACTGCATAGACTCAACACGCTCATCGGTTTCCTTCTTAGCTTCTTCGCGAATCTGTTTACGAATATTAGCAATTTTAGACTTAACAGCAGCTTCAAAGATTGTAGCAGCTTTCGTTTTGAATTCCTCTGAAAGTTC